ATCGGCACTAACACGTTAGGTTACTAGGAGATATAATGACATCAGGACTACCAGCAGCGACAGGCGATATTCTTACCGCCGCGACAGTTAACTCGCTCGTAACTTTTACGATCAACGCTGACGCCACAACCGACTACACAACCGTTCTAGCAGACGCTTACCAAGTCCTACAGCCTATGAACAAGGCTACAGCGATTGCCTTTAAGATTCCTACCAACGCCTCAGCAGCGTTCCCAGTAGGCACAGCAATTACAATTCTCAACAAGGGCGCAGGCACTTGCACAATCTCAGCAACCACCTCAGGCACTACCACAGTCCTTTCAGCAGGTGCAGTAGCAGCTTCTCCAACCTTGGCTCAATACAAGACAGCCGTGGCGCTGAAAGTGGCGACTGACACATGGTATATCGCGGGGTCAGTCGGTTAATGATTGGAACAATAGTTGTTGGAGCTCAATCTCCATTTGTACAAGTAGTTCCTAATGCGCCTACTATTGGCACAGCTACAGCTGGCAGCGGTTCTGCCTCAGTAACATTTACGGCAGCTGGTTCAGGTCCATCAGCAACTTCATTTACGGCAGTATCTTCTCCTAGTGGATTGACGGCTACAGGCGCATCATCTCCTTTAACAGTTTCAGGATTAACAAACGGTACAGCATATACATTTACAGTCTATGCTTCTAATGCTTTTGGTAATTCAGCAAGTTCGGCAGCTTCTAACTCAGTTACTCCCGTGGCTGTATTAACAGTTGATTACCTTGTAGTCGCCGGTGCAGGCGGTGGTGGTAACACCTTTGGCGGCGGCGGTGGTGCTGGTGGATTGCGTTGCACAGTAACCGCAACAGGCGGTGGTGGATCACTTGAATCTGCACTTACTCTCTCTAAAGCTACTAACTACACAGTAACTATTGGTGGCGGCGGTGCAGGTGGAACTGTCAGCGGTAATCGCCAAGGTACTAGCGGCACAAGTTCTACTTTCTCAACAATTACTTCAACAGGCGGCGGCGGTGGTGCTTTCGATACCGCAGGTCAAGCAGGCGGTTCTGGCGGTGGTGGTGCTACTGGTTCAAGTGGAACTTTAAGCACAGCTGGCGGAGCAGGAACAACCAACCAAGGTTTTGGCGGTGGACGTTCAGACGGAACACGTATTAGCGGCGGCGGTGGTGGCGGTGCAGGTGTCGCTGGTGCAGACGCAGCTTCAGGCACAGGTGGCGGAGGCAACGGTGGTAACGGCGTTGCTACGTCAATCACAGGATCATCAGTTTCTTATGCTGGTGGCGGCGGCGGTGGAACAATTAGCACTTTTACAGTAGCAGGAACAGGCGGCTCTGGCGGCGGTGGAGCTGGTGGTAAAACTGGCGCAGGAACTAACGGCACAACTAACACAGGCGGCGGCGGTGGTGGCGGTGGATACACAACTACTGAGTTTAATGGCGGTAATGGTGGTTCTGGTGTTGTTGTATTGCGTTACCCAGACAATTACACAATTACTATTGGTTCAGGATTAACAGGATCAGAGAGCGCAGCTAGTGGTGGATATAAGAGAGCAACAATTACTCTTGGTACAGGAAATGTGAGTTGGGCATAATGGCACATTACGCATTTCTAGATGAATCCAATACAGTTACAGAAGTTATTGCTGGTATTGACGAAACAGAACTTATTGAAGGTCTATCGCCAGAAGAATGGTATGGCAACTTTAGAGGGCAAAAGTGTGTTCGTACTTCTTACAATGCCAAAATTAGATATAACTATGCAGTCATTGGCGGAATGTATGATCCGATTGACGATGCTTTTATTGCCCCTATGCCTAACTGTGGACATGATTCAATAACACTTAATTCAACAAAAAAATGGGAATGTTCAGAATGCGAGAATGTAATTGACAAATCCGTGGCTTTGTAAAGCGGGAGTAACGTTACGTCAGGCGATAAATGATACTTACCCAGACAGAGATAAAAGAAGCGACGGCTGGATTGGCGACGCACGTCATCAGGCAAGCGTTTCTGACCACAATCCTGATCCAAAAGCTAACAATGTCGTCAGAGCCGTTGATATCGACGCAGATTTGTCTGGAACAAGCAAGCCGGACTTCGCCGGCTCTCTTGCAGATCAAGTACGAATCTGTGGACAGACTGATGGTCGAATCTCTTACGTCATCTTTAGAAGCCACATCGCGTCGTCTATCCAGAATTGGGTTTGGCGTCCTTATGTGGGGGTTGATAACCACAACTCTCATCTCCATATCAGCTTTACTCCAAAGGGCGACAATGACGGTGCTCCGTTTAATATCCCACTAATCAAAGGAAACAAATGAACCTAAAGAACCCTTATGTAATGTCAGTTGGCGCATTCTTAGCAGTATGGGGTACAACCTCAAACTTTGCTCTTGATTACCGCGCAATCCTTGGTTCAATCGTCGCTGGCGTCTTTGGTTACGCTTCGCCTAAAAAGTGAGCGCGGCTGATTATGCTGCTTGGATTGTGGCTGTTATCGCTGTGCTTGGTGGTATGGCTTCATACACACAATTCATGATTAAGCATTACCTCAGCGAACTCAAGCCCAATTCAGGTTCATCTATTAAGGATCAGGTTTCTCGACTCGAAACGCGTGTCGATACCATCATCGAGTTGTTAGGTAAGTAACACTTATCTCATGGCAAGGAAACGTCCGGTCATCGACCTTGAGACTTACTCAGCTCTTGATGCTTATGCGATTGCCTTGAACGAATACTATAAATCGCTGCGCAAGGCTGGCTTCTCTGAGACTCATGCGTTTTGGCTTTTATCGGATCGTGAGGCTTTTCCAGATTGGATTATCCCTAACCTACCCAACCGGATTGACAACATTCCGTATGAGGACGACGAGGACTAAGTGAAGCGAATCGTAATTCTGAGCGACTTACAAGTGCCTTTCGAGGACGTACACGTTACTCAGAACATAGCAAGATTCCTACAGAAGTTTAAGCCAGACCAAACAGTTACCATTGGTGACGAGATTGACTTTCAGACTATATCCAAATGGTCAGAAGGCACTCCTCAGGCTTACGAACAGTCTCTTGGGGCAGACCGAGACCGTTGCGTTAATCTCCTGTGGGAATTGGGCGTAACCGATTGCATTAGGTCTAACCACACAGACCGCCTTTACAACATAATCATGAAGAAAATACCGTCTTTCCTATCTTTGCCAGAGTTGCGCTTTGAGAAGTTCATGAAGTTCGACGAACTTGGCATTACCTTTCACAAAAATCCTATGAACATTGCTCCCAACTGGATTGCGGTTCATGGAGACCACACGCCCATCAAACAATTAGGCGGTCTTTCAGCCCTTGAAGCAGCCCGTAGGCACGGCAAGAACGTCATCTCAGGACATACTCACAGAGCAGGGCGTAGCGCCTTCACAGAAGCCTCTGGAGGGCGTTTAGGGCGTGTTCTACACGGTGTCGAGGTAGGTAACCTTATGGACTTTAGACAAGCCTCATATACCAAAGGAACGGCTAATTGGCAGCAAGCGTTCTCAATCATGTATGTACAAGGCAACAACGTTCAAGTCGATATTATCCATATAGAAAAGAATGGCACTTTTATCGTGCAGGGCAAGGTATATGGAAGGGTTCGCTAGACCCGATTTTGACGACGAATCTGTGGATAACTTTGTTATCGTTTCGTTATCAAAAAAGCGTTGCTGTTTGATTCGATTGCCGTAAAGTTCCTCTTGTAGCCGAGATACGCGCTACAAGAAAGGGCTATATGTCAAGAATGAAAGAGTATTTAGCAGAGCTCGAAGAAGATTTTGAGCGTTTATACGAGAATTCTATGGCTTGGGATTTTGCTACATGGGCAGAGCAAGCAGAAGAAGGACGCTTCAAGCTAAAAGCTACCGACTGGAAGTACAGCCACATCTATTGGTATGACAACTACGTTTCAGTAATTGCAGCCAAGGCAATCCTCAAGGAGATGGGCGAGGATTTTAAGATCATGCCAGATGAGTACACTGAAGACTGGGCAATCATTACGACATATAAGTCAAACACTTGGAAAGGGCTCTAAATGACAATAGGACAGATTATTACTTTTGCACTTATCTGTGCAGCTTTTTGGCTAGGCAATCGCTCTGGTTACGCAAACGGATATGTGGCAGGGCGCAAAGCAGTACGCAAGCACTATGAGAAGTTAACCGCGCAGGTGGGTCGATGAATGCTAGAGACTACCTCAACGAAGCGAGAGCTACTATTCAAGACCGAGGACTTGATTACGGTCACCCTAGCGACAATATGCAAAGAACCGCAGCACTTTGGAGCTCATACCTCGAGATGCCAGTTACGGATTATCAGGTGGCGATGTGTATGGCATTGGTCAAAATCGCAAGAAGCATGGAGACTGCAAAGTCAGACACTTACGTCGACCTTGTCGCGTACGCTGCAATAAGCGGTCAACTACATACAGAGGAGAATGATCTCTATGTTTAACCTTGATGATTACGAGACAGTAGAAGAACGCTTAATCAAGTTCTGGAAGGATTACAAAGATGGGCAAATTCACACGAAGCTCTTGGAACACACTTCTGGACGATTTATTGTCGAGGCTTCTATTTACCGAACAGAAGCTGATGCTCGACCTTGGACTACTGGGTTGGCTGAGGAGACCATACAAGGTAGAGGCGTTAATGCTACTTCTGCGCTTGAAAATTGCGAAACGTCTGCTATTGGTCGTGCGCTCGCTAACGCGGGATATGCCACTAAAGGTAAACGAGCATCGAGAGAAGAAATGGGCAAAGTTGCAAAGTTGGCAGTTGTGAAAGAAACCTTTGACGCCACAAATGCAAAGATGGCAGAAACAGCCGCAGAATACGTTCCAGTAGCAAAGGCAGATGATCCATGGACAACTTGGGAACACCCTGCACCTCAGACTATGGAAACAGCAGTCGAGACGGTGAAATCCGTGCTTGGTGGCACAACGGAGAAGGACGTACAGCGATGCAAGCATGGCGATATGATTTGGAAAACTGGCGTATCGAAAGCTGGTAAGCCGTGGGGTCATTGGCTTTGTATTAACCAGGTGACTAGCGGTTCAGCTGCCGGAGCAGACGACAAGTGTGAGCCAATTTGGTATGAGATTAAACCAGATGGCACATGGGGAACGCGCGCATAATGGGACACATACAGTTTCTCAATCAAGATGGCGAATGGGAGTCATTTCCCTATGAAGAACAAGCAGCCAATCTCAAGGCTAATGCTGAACTACTCGAGGAACTTGGTTACAAACTGATTTGCCAGTTATGTAATAAGTTTCCAACAAGAACAC